GCTATCATCATATTCTTGTAGCTTTCCGCCGCCACCCTTCTTCTCCGCCATTCGTGCCTCCTCCCCAATAGAAAAGGCACTATCTTTAGTTTATCATGTTTATTCAACCATGTCAAGATAGTGCCCATATTTTTACACTACCATTTTAACATATAAAAAGGTGACATGGAGTGACATTTTATATTTTGTCAGATAAATTTTGTATTGCCTTATTCTTCCGTCGTATAAGATGACGTACTTCATACCCGACATCTTCCGCAACTTTCCAGTTCGGCTTACCGTCCATATAGCAGCCGATGATTATATCCTGCTCGACAGGCTCCAATAATCCCACCGCCGCCGCCAGCTTATCTTCAATATCGAAATACGCCTGCAAGGCCGCCATATGCTTTTCACGCTCTGTTTCTATCTTTACAGCCAAACTCTCGACGCGGGAGTAAAACGCGTTCCCATGCGGCATTCCGCCCGCCAGAGCAGATTGTATGCTGTCTCTGTCGCCCTCAAGGTCCGCGATACGATTCTTTATTGCATTAGCACGCCGCCTTGCCGCGCGCAAATCTATAAGCAGCCTTTTCGCCTCTTCAAACGTCATAGCCTCCCCCTTTAGTCTCTGTCGTCAAAATGCGCTATGACATAGGCTATCGCTATCGGGATTATAAATATCCCTGCAAAAAGTATGTATTGCCATAGCTTCATTTCTCAATCTCCACTCCGAATCTCTCTACGATTTCCTTTGCTATGCTTCCGTCGATATACGGCTCAAATTCACCCGTCATCAGCCCGTATATCTCAAGCGCCGTACCCTTTGCGATTTTATTCAAGATATTTGTAAGACGTTTCAGATCAACTTCGCTGTAATAGCGCGCAAATTTTTCTAAAATATCTCTCGTTTTTTTCTTCATCCCCAAATACTCCTTGACAAGTTTTTCAATAGCGCTTACAGTAACTGCCATACCGCAAGTATACATATCGCTACTTTCAACCGCTTCCGATTTCAGCCTTTTTGCAAACTCTTTTATCGCTTCTCGCTTTACCTCATCCCCCTTTCGGTATCCTGCTGCATAAAGAGCTTCGGCTATATCTTTCTCCTCCGTATCATACACCCAATATAACTCATTGATTATTTTTGTCATCTCTTCTATCTGTTGCTTTTTGTTCATTTCTTCGCCCCTCTTTGAATACTCTTGCCCAGTCTATAGGCTTGTCCTCTATATAATGCACTTTCTTACATGCCAGGCATACTCTCTTTTCCGTCGTCATAAACGGCGTTACCGCGCACCCTAGCTCTTCTCCGCACTCGCATTTCATATTTGCTCCTTAAAACGGCAAATCGTCGTCAGCTACCGATATAGGTTTCAGAGTATCGAGAGATACTCCTTCCTTCTGCGGCTTGTACGCCGTCTCTCCGGGCTTGTCCTCCGACGCCTGTTTATTCCCCAAAAATTCTGCCTCCTGCACTATTATGCCTGTCGCCGTTCTATTGCGCCCTTCCTTATCCGTGTAGCTTCGAGTCTGCATCTCTCCCACCACTGCCAGCTTGTCTCCCTTCTTCGTGTATTTCGCTATATTCTCCGCCAACCCTCGCCATGCCGTACAGTTTATAAAGTCCGCTTGCTTTTCCCCGCTCGCGTCCGCATAATTCCTTTGTACCGCCAGAACAAACTGCGTATATGTTACTCCGCCGCTTGTCGTATATATCTCCGCGTCCTTCGTCATCCGTCCTATTATTATGCACTTATTCATTATATCCTCTCCTTTAAATAAAATCAAAGTTAATTTACTGTTTTTTCAATCGTCCATTTCTCAGTTTTAACATCATATTTGTATTTATATCCAAAGTATTTTTCCGCCAAATATTTTAGTTGCCAAAACGTCAGTTCAATACCTTCTTCTTTCAAATACTTTCCGAATAATTTAACATCTTTCACTTTTTCACGGCTATAATATGCGTCGCACCAGATCCGAAACATTGTATAAACGTTTTTGCCGCTTAAATTTCTAAAACAACTAGCTCGTTTCCGGCATGATATCCTTTCTGAGTGTATTTGTGCCAGTAATTTATCTATATCTTCCATATCGTTCACCATTTTTAAAACGGTAAATTACCGTCTTCTATAGGCTCTAAATCTAAAATTGTTTTATACAGCTTTTCAGATTTAGCAAACAGCTTGTCCGCTTCAGTTTTGGAAATTTTATTAGCTTGCAAGTATGTCTTTTTTTCACGGTCATACTTAATGCCAACAAAACCGCAACCATTGCCTTTTGTCTTTAATACTTGTAAAACGCCGTCGCATTGTTTCAAATCAAAACCGCACTTCGCAACCTGTCCTTTTAAGCGCTCATAATCTTTGCCATCGGTTGACAACATATCTACTCTATACTGAGCTATTACGTTGTAAGCTTTATTGCTTATGTTTAAGGAGCCGGCAACATCTTGAATATCGATTAGAAAGCCGCCTTTTTCTGCATTTTTCCGTTGATGAGCCACTAGTAATACTATTACTTTATAATTCAGCGCAAACGTTCTTATAGCCTCGGTAATACGCGTTTGCTCAGCAAATACATTGCTTGATATATTATCTATCGAGATCATGTTATCGACTAAAAAAAACCTTGTCCCACGTTCTTTATAGCACGCAATCATGCTTTCTAGCATAGTACCTATATCACGTTTCGCCTTATTAGAATAAATAAAGATTTTATCTGCAAACTTTGCTTTTAGCTCCTTTTCTTTTTCTTCAGTTACATACCAATCTATTATGTTTGTATCCTTATAACGAATAGCAACATAATCTTTTTTCTCGCTGTTTTGATGATACATAAGCTGTAAAAAACTTTGCGCCGTATGTTCTCCCGAAAATACCCAAGCTCTATATCCTTGATCAATAGCTTTTTTTAAAATACATTGGACTAACGTACTTTTACCTGCGTTTGTATTAGCTACTAAAAGCGTTACTCCTACGCTTAACCCTTTCGTATAGTAATCCAGATCGTTAAAGCCTGTTAATATGCGTTCTTGACTTACTCGCTCATAAGGTATTTGAGTTATGTCATAATATTGTTCAATCTTCATTGTTTATCGCTGTCTTCTACGTTAGAATTAAGCCATGTTGAAAAGTACGGTATATGTTCGAGTTTTCTTCCTTCCCCGTCATTCTCTCTTTTCCATGCTTCGTTATACCTTTCTAAAAGCCGATAAATTTCTGCGGCTTTTTTACGGGCATCATCTTTCCTAATACCTTGTAATTTCTTAATAAAAGTATTTTTGCCTTGCACTTTACTTACCTTACGAGGATATAGTTCGTAAATATATTTAAAGTAATTTTCTATCTCCTCCATTGATACTTTATCTTTTTCTTTATCGTTTGAAAATCGATTGCTTTTTGAGCATAAATTCTCATTATCATTTTCATTCTCATTGGGGTACGATTCGTGGTGCAATTGAGCATTATATTTATCTATACTTTTCTTATCTAAACTATCCTTATCTATACTATCCTGTGTATCCATTTCGTCTCCAAGTTGGTTACATTCCGTATACGCCTTCTTTCCGTCAAGAGTAAGCGTTGCTTTTTCATCAATGTAAGTTGTCTCTTTATACCTGTCTGATTGAATGTAATTGTGAATCTTCCAATGTTTGATAACGACCACGCCGCTACCAAAAGTGAGTAAAAATCGCTTTAGGATAAGGAGCTTGAAATCATCTTCGTTTGCACCCAACATTCCACGAATCCGCTTCGGGTTTCCAACAAACCCATCGTCGTCCGCCCTCATTGAGAGGTGAAAATATAGAGCCTGTGCCGATAAGGGCATATCAAGGAAGGCGTCACTGTCAATTATCGCCTTCGCGAACATTCTTCTTTCAGCCATAATTATTTCTCCATTATAATTTTGTATTTTTTTATAGGCATTTACTCGGGCTTTCTCAAACGTAACGCTTCAATCGACTGTTTTATCGGATGTGATATTTACGTTTGAGAAACACGTCAAGTTTAACGGTGTGTAAGGTGCAAAATCGCATTTTAATTGCGGTTTAAGTGTTGAATGTTTCTTTTACCTATTTCCCGTCTGTTTTTGCGGACCTCTTCGCTTATAGGCTTTTTGAAATTTACTGACAGCCGGGACTTTTCAACGTCATACGTAACCGCTCCGGTTTTGTCTTTACTGACCAACCTGCAAAGCTCCGGATATGCCGCGGCATAATTCGCCAGCTTGCGTTTCATCGGCGCGTTGTATGTATAAATATTTACAACGCTTTCCCCTTCGTTGAAAAGTATTATCGTTTCCTTTTCACGATTTAACATTTTTATTCCTCCTTGTTTTTTGCCTTAAGTCGCCACTTTCCGCAAAGCTCTTTATCCAGCTTAACTGCCTGTAAATGGTACTTTTCCAAAAACTCGCTCTTGCTGGACGTATGCGCTTCCGTATGGTGATCGCGGCATAGCGGCAGCGCTCTCATCCCCTCGTGCTCTATTTCCGTTCTGTCTCTGCCCATGCCCACCGCGTCCACGTGATGCAGCTCCGCTTTTCTTCCGCACACCGCGCACCTTTTGTGCATAAGACAGGAATATACATATTTTTCCACGTCCTCGCACAGCTCTCTCAGCGGTACCCGCGTCGGTATCTCATGCGCCAATATAAAGTCCGTCAGATATGTTATAAAGTCCCTCGCCAGCGTCACGTCGCAGTCGGATAAACTGAATATCCCCTCTGCCATTCCCTTTAACTCGTCATGTATGTATTTCAGCTTAAACAGTCTTTTTACATATTCCGGCATTTCTCCCATGTACTCCGTTATTTCCTCCAGCAGCGCATATGCTCTTCTTCTCTGCTCGTTCGTTATTCTCCGACTGTCCTGTAATACTATCCGACATTCCTTATATCCGCATCGCGCCAGCGCGGAGATATTTTCGTAATGCGCCCTTATTACCATTTCTCCGCGCTCGTCATAGTCCGTAATTCTGCCGTCGATTATTTCCATTGCTTAGTCCTTAGCCGGCTTATACGCCTTTACCATTGCTATCAGATCGCTGTATTGCCGCTCCGTCAGCTCGTCATAGCTCTTTGCCGGTATTGCATTCATAAACATTATTATCCTGTCGTTGGGACACTTGCTCGCCAGCTGATGCTGTTTTACCGTCAGCTTCCTTCCGCTCTCCGCTATCCTCACCTCGCTTGCTACCGACCTTTCCTCCGCCGTTTTCTGCGCGGGAATCGGGATATTTTCTTCCTCTTCTTTTTCGTTTTCCGGTAAATCCTCGCCCGCATAGATATATAATCCCAACCCGTGCCGCGCGCACGCTTTGGTCAGACTTCTTTGTATCGCCTTATTCACGTCGCAGCTCGTCACGTTTTCTAACGGTATCGACTGGTTTCTGTTATTCATGACCGGCAGCTCCTCGATATGCTCGATGCCTTCTATGCTTACCCCCGTTTTCACCCAGCACGTGCGTCCGTCCGTATGATAATTCCACCCTTGCGCGTTCTCATAAATTACATAGCTCGCCTCCGGGTATCTCTTTTTTACTTCTCCCCATGCGTATGCCCACGCTAAATACGTCAGTCCGTTCTTCTGTTCCGTTTTGTCGTTTACGTTTACCGCATTTAATTCTTCAAAATAATTTCCCATGCTTCCGCTCCTTTCCTAAAAGCTTATTATGACGATCTTCCGCGTTTCTTTATCGTACACCGCTTCAAACACCCCATGCCCCTCCGGCGTTTCTATTTCATACCCCGTTTCAAATCTTATCCGCTTTAACTCTTCCGTTAGCTCTGCCGCCGCCGCTTCTCCGCGCCTCGCTCCGTCGCAATTCATTTCATGCGTCTTACACGCTTCTTCTATTACAAAATACGCTCCGCATTTTTCGCATACGTACAAGGTTTCTCCTGTTCTCTTTTCCATTCTCTTGTCTCCTCCGGTTTATATCATACCGTTGTTATACGGTATCCCATATACATATTGCTGTTTTCTTCTACCGCCTCTTCGCTTTCCTCTTCCTCGTCCATATATTTCACTTCCACTCCCAGCTTGTCCAATGCCGCGCATAATTCCGCTGCCGTGTCGAAATCCTTTACCTTTATTCTCTGTGTTTCCAATACTACCTCGTACATATCTCTAACTCCTTCAACCCATAGGCTTTTATCTTTCCGGCTGCATAATCCGCGTCACGCTCCAATCTGCCTATTCTGTGATACCCGTATGCCTTACTAGCCTCAGCATACGCCTTTTCCAGACTGGACGCTTCCACCGTCGCGTACATTCCTTCGTATTCGCTCTTTACTCGGAAGAATACGTAAAACTTCTTCTTTGCGCACCGCCTGCCCGTTCGCGGTATATACGTCACTGCTTGTCCCTCCTTGCGCTCAACCCGTTTGCGTCTCTCACAAACCCCGACAGCGTATCTACTAACACCTTAAAGCTTCCTTCTGCAAATTCATACGCTCGCCTGATCGCCGTTTCCTTGTCCGAATATCCGTACCGTCTCAATCCCTCGTCCCGTATTACCGTTACTATATACATGCTAACACTCCTCTTTACGGTTCTTTTCTATCTCGTCAAAAAAGTAAGCTGCGGCCTCCTCCGATTTCCCGGGCTTCGCCGTCTTCTTGATAAAATCCCTTACAAGCTTGTCCAACGCGGCATATGCGCTTGCATAAAAACTTAAGCAGTCACTCATACTGCCGCTTACGTTTCCGCTTATACTTACTCCGTCTTTTTCTTCCCGTATTACGATTTTCTTCTTTTCCATGTCCTTTCTCCTTTTTGTTTAAGAGTTTTACAAAATAACAAGGCTCTAAAACTTTATAAGCTCTCTATCGATTTTTTCACGCTGCTCCAAAAGCTCGCGGCGGCGCTCTTCTACGCGCTCGAAACGCTTGACGGCGCGCTCTTTAGCTCTATAAGCAGGATCCACTTTACGCGCATAATCGTCGCATAATTCCTTGTTCTTTTCGTATGTAAAAACCTGCGGCTCTTTCATCCAATCCTCGCCCTTGAAGATTGTCCCGTCCGCCGTTACCATAGTGACTTCAAAATTATGCGGTTTATATACCATGTCGCACCTCTGCTTATGTCTTTATATGCCTTTATGTTTCGCGCTGTCACCGCTTTCGTACATGTTTGAGGTTTTACAAAATAACAAGGCTCTCAAACAGTTTAGTGGACTTTCAACCGAGCGGCTTTGTTTGAGAGTAATACAAAATAACAAGGCTCTCAAACACAAATAACTAAGTTCTCAAAGATATGGTACTATTACAATAAATCATCTACTTTGCAATCAAAAAACTTACACAACTTATCAAGCGTATCTTTACGCGGAAATCGCTTGCCGATTTCCCAAAGCGATATTGCCGCTTGCTTAACGCCTATTGCATTAGCAAGTTGAAATAAAGTCATTCCGCGTTCTTGTCGCTTTACTTTAAGTCCTTGCATTTTTAACCTCCTTATTTTCTTGACTTTTTCCTGCCTCTGCTCTATAATAATAGGAACGGAGGGGCTTAGGCAGGTTGTTTGCCCCTCGTCCTTCTCGCCGTCCTACGCTTTTTGCATTTCCGTCGGACGGCTTTTCTTTTTTACCTTTTTACCTTTTTACGTTTTTGCTAAATATGTAAGCATCTCAATGATTTCCTTATCCGTCCAACCTTTTGTGGTCAGATACTCGATTATCCGTTCGAGCGTCTTGTCTTGCATTTCTTCGTCCATTTCCTTTACCTGCCTTTTTAGATTTTCGCAATCAACATTTTGTTGATTACACTTATATTATACTATGCAATTTGTTGATTGTCAAGCATTTTATCAACATTTCGTTGATGTTTTTTTTGCATTATGTTAAACTTTTTTATTAAATAAATCGAGGTGAGTATAATGCAACGTTTACGAGAATTGCGACACAATCTTAATAAGAAACAAAAGGAAATTGCACAAGAGTTAAATTTAAGCGTCCAAGTCTACTGTAACTATGAAAATGGCTTGCGCGAACCGTCATTTGATACTCTTACAAAGCTTGCCGACTACTTCGACGTTTCCGTTGATTATCTATTAGGCAGGACTGAAATCCCCAATGCTTACAAAAATATTGTTAATACGCATATAAAAAATAAGTCTGCCGATTTTATTTCGACAGACTTACCCACTGCTATAGCTGAAAGAATGCGCTCTCATAATTTATCTTTAGAAAAATTTAAAAATTTAACTCCTCAGCAAACTGACGATTTACTTAATATTATCGAGATATTTCTCAATAATCTCAAGTAGCTTTTCTCCATCCTCGTACTCTAAGTCTTCCAACAATGCCGCAATAAAATAATAGAGAAAATCCATTTTTCCTCCTTTTATACTTTATTCACTTTAATAGCTATCGAGGTGTATTTACATTATACAATATATTTCGTCAAATTCCAACTGATAGAGTAAAATTTTTACATTTTTTTCTTGCAATTTTATCAAAAATTTTATATTGAATCAAAAATTGAATACTTTATACGATTTTTAAAAATTTATTAAAAGTACCCTATCTAGCAATTATAAAAAATAATTATTTGTTTGGAAGTCTTATTATTTCATTCTAACTGATTCTTCGTTGACAACAAGAAAAAGCGTCTTAAGTTTTTAAGGCGTTTTTCTTTGAAAAAATATAAAAACTTTGACTAAAGACTTGACATGCGCATGAAATAGGCGTATAATAGTAATGTAAAAGAGGAGCACAGAAATGACGGTCAAAGAAATTTTAAAAATCTTACATGCTGATGGATGGCGCGAAGTACCATACACAAAGGGCAGTCACATACAATTAACGCATCCAACAAAGAAAGGCAAGGTGACCGTCGCAAACCATTCGGGCGACATACCAAAAGGGACGTTAAATAGCATACTCAAACAAGCACAATTAAAATGAGGAGGTTCACATTATGCGTAAAGTAACATATTTAGCGGTATTCGAGCCAAGCGGTACAGGTTACGGCGTTTATTTTCCCGATTTGCTCGGCTGTACGAGCTATGGTGATACGTTTGAGACGGCACAAAAAGAGGCAGCAGACGCGCTCGCATTACACATTTACGGACTTGAAAAAGCCGGTGACGAAATCCCCACACCGTCGGCAAATCCTGTTATCGACGAAGAAACGGCGGCGGGATATTTGGTTTCTCCGATAACGGTTTTTCCTGATTTAGTCAAAAATGAAATCGATAATCGGCGAGTTAAAACGAATTGCACGATACCCGCATGGCTTAAAGAGCTTGCAGAACAAAGCGGTATAAACTATTCTCAACTGTTGGAGTGTGCTCTTTTAGATTATCTCGGACAACAGCGCAAATAAGTTTGAGTTTGAGTTTGAGAGCCTTGTTATTTTACTCTTAAACCACAAAAAGGGGGTGATGCCTTATGTCGAGTATTAGAGCAGCTATCTATACTCGCGTCTAAGTCAGCACGATGGAACAAGCGACCGACGGATATTCCATAGGCGAGCAAAAGGATAAATTACTGCACTACGCAAGCGCGCAAGGGTATGCTGTCGTCGATACGTATTCCGACGAGGGCTTTTCCGGCAAAGATTTATTACGCCCGAATATGGAGCGAATGCTGAACGATATTCAGCACGGCAAGATAAATACCGTGCTGGTATATAAGCTTGACCGTCTTTCACGCCATGTCAAGGACGTATTAGAACTAATCGAAACCTTTGATAAATGTAACGTAACTCTTTATTCGCTTTCGGAAAACTTCGATCTAGCCTCTCCTTTCGGCCGCGCGGCGTTAAAAATGATGGCTACTTTTGCCGAACTTGAGCGCGAAACTATTGTAGAGCGCATGGAAATGGGCAAAATCGCAAGGGCCAAAGAAGGCAAATATACGTGTCCCGGGACGCGCTGCCCTTTCGGATACCGGCACGATAAGAAAAACGACCGTCTCCTCATTGAGGAATCCGAAGCCGAGATTATACGCAAGATATTCGATTTATACGTTAATCACGGATATACCTTCAGAAAGCTATACGATTATTGCCGCGAAGCCTATCCGGACGTTAAATATTTCAACAATCAAATGTGCTGCAAGCCTATAATCGAAAGGCCGCTGTACGCCGGCTATTTCCGTTACCGCGGCGGAGAACTTACAAAAGGGACTAATTTCGAAGCGATTATTTCTTACGAGCTTTTTCTCCAGGCGCAGGCGCAAGTTGACAGAAACCGTACTAAACGGCTTTCGGACAGCTCGCCCTATTTGTTAACCGGACTTCTGATTTGCGGAAGGTGCGGAAACCGATACGTCGGCAAAATGTATGAGCGTTACACTAAAAAGCCGGACGGTACGCACACCAAGCATTACCGTTACCGGGATTACGGTTGCGCGGCCAGACTTAAGCGCGATAAAAATTATCACCCGGCAAAATGCGACAATGATATTTACCGCGCCGAGGAGCTGGAAAAAATCGTCGAGGATTACGTACTCAATCTGAATATTGACGATTACAACAAAGCCGACTTCTCCCCCGGCCTCATAGATAAAATGATGAGCGAAATAGGCGCGATAAAACGCTCGCAAAGCAAACTGCTTGACCTGTATCTTTCCGGCGATATTGATAAGGATACTTTTCTTATAAGAAAAATCGAATACGATTCTAAAATTGCGGAGCTGCAAAATCTGATAGAAAAAGAAACTGAATCCGTACAGTCCGCGCCGACTAACGCTGAAGCGATTAAAAAGTCTATTGCAGAATACAGTATGCTCAACCGGCGACAAAAGCGCACGTTGCTAGAATATCTTATCAAAAATATCATAGTTGACGGCAGCAGAATCACAGTAAATTTACGGCTCAAAAAATAATTCAACTTAAAAAAAGAGGCTTTTTTATAACAAAAACCTCTTTTTTTTCTTGACAAATATATTTAACGGCTCTAAAATAGAGGTGAAGCTCAGAAAAATTGAATAGTCCATTGGCGCAATAATGAAGTAACGCTATAAATATTAACTTCAATAGGGCGATAAAATATTATATCGGAAACATAAGCTCAATATCGAAATCCAGGCCGTTTTCCTCGGCCGAATCCCAGCAAGCTATAAGCTCAAGACACTCTACATAAGCGGTTTTCTCTCCGTAAATAAAATCGGTATCAACGACTTCTGAATCGTACAGTTCGCGCAAATGACTTTTAACCGTTTCGATAACGTACTTCAATGCTTCTTCAGCTTTCATCTTTTGCATAATTCAATCCCCCACTGTATGTGCTGAATAAATTATATCTTATTTATATATCAGGATTTTCGCCCACTAAGGGCCTAATCAAATATTTTTTACAAAGGAAGTTGAAAAATGAAACACTATCAAAAGGTTAAACCGACGGAAAGACTGATTTTAAAAGCCCTTGTCGCTAAAGACGATAATCCCGAAATAACCGAAGCATTCAGCAGGGCTCTGGACTTTTTCGACAGCTACGACAAGGTCGAACACACGGCGCACGCGGAGGTCATGCGAAAAATTTATCTGAATAATAACTGTTATAAATACTCCAACAGCACGCACGGACTGCCGAGAAAAACCGGCGTACCAAGCAGAACGCTCTGCCGATACAGAAAAAAATACCTGTCGTATCTTTACATGTTTTATTGCCGCCTGACCGGCAACGAATACACCGACAACATTACGAGCTTTTTTATACTGTTAAAACAAAAATTCAGTAAACAAAAACACGGAGGAAAAACACAATGAACAACGAAACGGATATAATCAAACAAGAGCTGCGATATGCTATAATAAACAAGCGCGCCGAGCTCGATATTCCGCAAACAAAAATGGCCGAGCTTTTGGGAATTTCGCCGAGAAGCTACGTTGATATCGAGCACGGTATCAGCATACCGCGCACGCAAACTTTAATTAAATTCATGTGCCTGTTTAAGGACGACGCAATGAGGCTAATTGACAAAATTATTTTCAAACTGAACTAATAAAGAATATTAAAAATAAAAGCCTACGGAATTACTCCGTAGGTCTTTTTTCATTAAGCTTTTTAGCATACCAAGCGTCGAATTGCTTTAAAACGTCGGCCTTGCGGGCATAGTGGGAAACGACGGTAGTTGTTATATCAGAATAGCCATCGAAATAAGACATGTACGAACGCCCCACAATATAGCCGAGCTTGAATACTATAATACCTATCCCAAGCCAGCCCCACGTCGCTACGTCCTTAACGCCCATTAGCGCCATTAAAAAAACGCTTACCCACCAGGATATGGCGCTCTTTCCTTTACGAATTTTCGCCATATCGCTCTCGCTTCTTCCGAGATCGGTCATGTCGTCGTTCTTGTTTCCGGATAAAAGGGTATTGACGTCAATCCCCTTTACTCTCGCCGCCTTAGCCTCCAGCACGTAAACCGCGCGCTCCTTACCGAGCAGCATTCGCAGCTCTTTTTTTGGCAACGCTTTAAGCGGCGGTAAAACTTCTTTATCCGGCCCGTAAGTTTCTGCATCAAACCGCTCGAAGGATACTGCCGCCCGTTGCAATATACCGCTTTGAATCGTTTTAAGCGCCGCGTCATTATACGCTGCGCAAAATTCAGATAACCGGTCAAGCTGATCGCCCGTAAGCGCATTGGCCGCAGTCGAATAACTTTGCAAGGTGTCAATATACTTCCTTTCTTTTTTCCCGGCGAACGTGCCTTTCGTGTAAAAATTCGCATTCAGCAGCATAGCTGCAAGAAAAAACGGCAGACACTCAATGCAGATATCAAGTATAGAACGCCACGTTATCTCTTTTAGCTCGATCGCGCCGAGATTCAGCAAAAGCATAGCTATGACTATGCCAACGGCTATTATGTCGAAAATTCTGTCTTTGATACCGCCCTTAAACGACTGCTTAAAATCGTTATACGTTTCCGCCGGATTCTTCTCCGCCATTCTGCGCCCCCTCCTCGATCAGCTTTTGGGTTGTGGTAAACACAAATCCTGCGTGTTTATAATCTTGCGCGCTCTCCGGGAAAGCTTTTTCGATAAACCTATACCACCGCTTGAAAGTCAGTTCGTCAATGCCGCTTGCCGCTATTGTAGCAATGCAAACGTATTTGACAGGCAATATTATATGCTCTATCAACACGCACAGTATCAGCACGGCTATCGATATAATAAGTGCTGACGGACTTTTGAACTTCTCGGCAATTTTATCCTTAAAGAACAGTGCGGCTATCAGGATTGCAAACAAGCCCGCAGCAGATATCGCCGTTTCAGTTCTGTGCACGAAAAAATCACCGCAGCACGCCAGCGTTATTAAAGGAGTACCGACAGTAAGCGCTGTCGATACTCCTTTAAACGCGTTATATTTAGCTACGCTTTTCATACTTACCCCCGCATCACTACGACGGACGGCTCTCCCGCCGCCACGATTTTATCGACGTTTTCCGTGCTCTTTTCCGCCTCCTCCGCGATAGCCGCTATTTAGGCCCTTAATTCAGCGTTTTCCTTCGCTATCGCCGCCCTGGTACCGGTTTCGCTGTACTTGGCGTTATTGATAACGTTATTTACATCTGTGCGCGTTTTTGCATTGGACGTAGCTCCGTTTTTTATATACTCCACTTCCAACACTGCGTTCGTTTTCGTCAAAATCCTGTCCGCCGTCTCCAGCGTTTCCTCGACCTTTTCACTCAAAACGTTATGCCCTTTCTCCAAAGCTCGTACTATATCCGCAAGCGCTTTATTCTGCTCCATAAGCGCCTTTAACTCCCTCGTCGCCGCAGTGTTCTCCTTTGCGCTTTTGCGCGTCTTTATAGTCAAAATTACGCTTATAATCGCGCTCAAAAAGCCTGACGACGTTATAAACGTTATAAACGCGGTTGAATGCTCCAGCACGTATCTCCATACCATAGAAAAAAATTCGTACATTTCAATCATACCTCCTCGAGTTTATCGTCAACCCATGCCGGCCGCGCGGGTATCGTCTTAGTTTCCGTCACATCTAACCAGGCATTATACCAATCGGACAATTCTATTTCTTGATCACTTGTCAATCTGTCGTACCAAAGTTTCCCTCGGTTGACGACGGGAAAACACTCTGAAGCGCGCCGGCCGCGCAGTACCGTCAGCTCGCGTTCGGCAAGCTCTTCGGGCGTATAGGGTATATATACCTGTATATCCTCGTACTCGTCATACGCCTCTCTTGCTTCCTGCGGCTCTATATCCCATACCCATTCCACGTCTTTTCCGCCGTTAGGATATTCTGTCAGAGTTTCATAATGCCCCTCGCCCTTTCGCTCTTCTACTGCTTCGTGATGCGCCACAAAAAGCTTGTCCGATTTTAAATAACCCAACGCTAAATCATAGTTTTCTAAAACCGCAGTTTTTGTTTCGTTGTATACTTTCATTATTTTTACCTCCTTAAGCCGTTCTTTTCCAAGCATAAACTGCTAAGTACGGCGGCATTATACTGAAAGGCTGACCGCCGCCGCTTTCCGTCATATCTCCGGCCTCTTGGGTGCTGTACCCGGTACCGCCAAGTATATAACCGTCGCCCCCGACCGTACCCTCACGGGTATAGATAATATTATGCTTATGCTTTGCCAATTCCTCAAGCGTCATAGTATGTGTTGCGCTGCCTCCCGTACTGCCTGCCGCGTATGTTGTTCCTGCCGCTAGCGGAAAAACGTCCTGGATTCTTGTCCAGCTCCCGCCTATAAAGCTTGCCGGTGAATTATTATTGACCGACATGTAAATGCTGCCAACCGGATAAAGCAGATTAAGCAGCGCGGACTTTGCGCCCGTCCCAAACGTTTTTGTTTCCACTTGATTAAACGCTCCGACCGTTCCGGCCGCGCTTACCGTAAAGTTTCCTTTCACCTCTACGTCCTGATAAATTACGTTCTCCATAATTTCTTTCTCCTTTTATGTAATATTGATTTTGAATGCTACAGCAACGTTGCTGTAAAGCCGTACTTCTCCGGTCGATGAATTTACATTGATGCCGAAATCTATTTTATTTCCGCTGTTGTCATACGTCATGACCGTCGGGTTATAACCTTTACCGTGCGTTTCTTCCGGTATTATGATTGTAAAAGGTGCGGCGCTGCCCTGCCACGCGCTTGCCGTATAGGTATTTACGTAAGGGGCCGCTCCTCCCGACGCCGGTATATGCCAATTTCCATCACTATATATCCATAACCTGAAAGTCTGAATCACGTAATAAAGCTTGTTTTCTATAGGCGACAGTAACGCCTCTCGCTCACTCTCCGCTGCGAGCGGGATTATATCCGTAATTTCAATTCGGTCGCCGTTTAACGAGTCGAAATAAAGCCTTTTGGTGTCCCTGACGTATATTACCTGCCCGGCCGTTTTGGATATACTGTTAAGCGCCGACGATATCGTTTCGCCCGATTGCATTAAAGCCATAATCTTTTCCTCCTCACGTCGTAAGATTTCTCCAGGTCAGCGCCGAAACAACCGCGCTCTCTGACGGTATCTTGCTTGCCGACGGATTACTTGCAGAAAGCGTAGTCGTTATGCTGGAAGTATCTACTTTCCCGCTAAGACTGCTTTGAACTGCGTTTATACTGCCCTGCAAAGCTTGTCGCACCGCCGCGACCGCAGCTTCCGTAGCTAACACGTCGGGCGATGGGATTGACGCTATCGTTGCGCCGCCTATCGTCGCGCCGCTGACCTCTATGTCGCCCGACGTTTGCGATATTATTACCTCGCCTCCGCGGCCTGAAGGCAAGACATCCAGCTTGCCCGTAGGCGCAGGCGCGTATAGCCCGTCCGTTTTTGCTTCAAGGATATTATCCGAACTCGAGGACAGCTTTACATTGGCGGTAATTTCATTGCTTGCCGATACTCCGACGGTAACCGTTGCTGTGCTTCCGCCCGTATACACATCCACTAGCGCCTCTGCCGGTATCTTTATGACCGAGCCGTCCTTCAAAGTAAGCTCTATATCCTTTGTGGTGGGATTGTACGAACCCGATACTATGAAATTATCCTGCGGAAGATTAACTACGACTGGCTCGTCCACGCACGACATTCTGAAAGTCAGCGTCAGATTATCCTTATCGTATTCGACCGACGAAACGAGATCGCTTAAGTGCAGCCTTTCCGTACTCCCTCCGCCCTTCGTTATGATTAGGTCGCGCTCGTCATTACCCGTGCTGCTTGTCGCCGCGTCTTTCGCTTCGTATGCTATGCTCGTTATTATCCCGCCCGAACCGATAGCCGTCTCCAGCGCGTTTGTCACGTATGCCGCCACCGCCTTTGCTGTCGTTAGCTTTTCCGATGTTTCCGTCACCGTACCCGTGAAGCCTTTAGCTACCGTTACCCATGCTCCGTTCTGCCAGATGCGGCCCTCGAGATCGCTTTCCGCGATATAGACAACTCCGACCTCGCCGCTTGCAGGAAAGGATGATACCAGCTCTATTTTACCGGTATACAGCGTTCCTCCTTTATACACACGGTGCGTATCGCTCACAAAATAAAGCGCGTCGCCGTCCTTATTCGCCAGCCCGTCGTAGGCGCTTTGCAAAATTGTATTAAACGTTACCATTTATTTCGTTCCTCCTTTTACCGCGCTCGTATAATCTTTCCACGTGAGCGCGGCGCGAATCTTTGCATCTACCTCTTCCGGCGTCGTCCACGTTGCGCTAAGCGTCTCAGTCGTTCCGTCTACGTAAGTCACAAACAGATCCCCTCCTACTATAGCTATGCTCTTAACAAAGTTCGACGAAAACGTCTGCGCTCCGAACAACAGCAGCCGACCGCCGTACTGCGCGTTGCTTGTCATATATATAGCGCCGTCCGAGCCTATAAACGTTGTATCCGCCTGCGTGTAATATCCGTTGCGCTCAGCCGCCGTAAGGTCGCTGCCAGCTTTATACGTTTCCGTTCCCGTCCTTGACAGCAGCGCCATATATCTGTCGTCGCTAAAGCCTGTTTGACCGGGCCCGAACGCCAATTCGTACCCTCCGCCGGAAGCGCTCAGCCAGCTTTCTTCCGTAAACGTCAGTATCGTCAGCCAGTCAGATACTACGGTTCCTCCGCCCTGTCCTGCCGCCGGCACCCGCATACGCGCCGTGCTTCCGTCGCTGTAAATTTTATAAAACTCGTAATATTTCACTCCTTGCTCTTCGAGCAAAGCGCATGTAAAATCCACCAGCACCTTTGCCGTATTTCTGTTCTCTAAATCCGTAACTCTGCCGGCCAGGCCGGAATACATCTCTAAAAGAGCCTGCCACTGATTCGGATCCGGTTCCTCGGGCGGTAACGGCGCCGTTCCCTTTTGAACGCTGAAGTTTACGGACGACGTCGCTACAACCTCTCCGGAATATGACACTTTAAATTGCGCTACTACCGTCCCGGCATACTTTGTCACCAGGCCGTTCTTCGTCTGCCACTCCCATACGCCGTACTCGTCTCCCAGCTTATCCGTTACTCCTTCAAGCTCCGATACCGACGTCAGCCCGTACTCCTCCGTATAATCCCCGTTCGCCAGTATAAATGATACAGACACCGCGTCGGTATTGGGAAACGGCCCCACAAAGTACAGGCTCCCCTTTAAGCTTGATCCCTGATATACCGGCGTCGGGACCACGTCTATCGCCGTTCCGTCCGCTTTTACAAACACTATCATGCTTTTATTCCTCCGCCGGCGCTATTCCGCTCGCTTCCACAAATACATTCATAAACCGCTCAATGTGATTAAGCTCGTCGGATATAATTTCGCGCATATCCGCCTGCGCCTGAATGTCGGTCATGTCTCCCAAAAGCGCCATATACTTTTTGACCGTTTCCACCTCGTCCATTGCGCCGTCAAGCGCCGCCATTGCCACTCCCAGCCTTCCTTTTGTCTCTTCGTCCATTTATGTTCCTCCTATAAAAATATATCGTGCTTACCGGCTATAAACAGCCCGTCGAGAATATCCTCGTCTTGTGGCGTTATTTGCCTGTTACAGCCGATTAAAACCTCTCCCGTTTCTTTATCCGTCATTACCCACGATTGCCCGTTTACTGGCGATTTACAAGGCTTAAACTGTATTCCACCGTCTATCAGATAAAATCCGTCGCTATTTCCGTTATAATCGTATATCTGCGTCGCTCCGTTAAGGTCCGCCTTAAGCCTGAATTTATTAAGACGCTGCGGTAAAACATACAATACCGCGCCGTGACCGCTCTGTGAGCCGCTCACAAACACGCAATTTTTTGCCAAAGCCGAACCGATTATGATGTTTTTGCGGTTGCTTACGTAATCTATCTGATATGTTACAGACAGTATTTCAGTACTGCCCTTTTTAACCCACAATGGTCTTTCCCCGGTGTTTATGTAGGCCTGTCCGCGTCCCGTAATATTGGTCGCATTCGGTAAGCTTGTTCCTATCTGAGTTTGCTGCTCCTTTGTTGCCGGAATCGTTCCGCCCTCGTAATACTTCAAGTGCAAATACTCCATGTTTCCGTGCACGTCGCTATACGCTACTCCGTTTGTAAACCACCCTTGCACGTTGTTTTGCTCTCGCCAGGTCACGTTATTTCCCGCGGAATAATTATCCTCGTATTTAAACGTCATCACCGCCGCGTTACCGAACGCTGCGGTTTGCACCGGAAGCGCTATTTCTGCCAATAAGTTTTCCGAATCGTCTTCTCCCTGCGCAATAGCCAACGTTATAGGCTCAGTTTCAAAATTCTGACTGAACGTTGTTGCTATTCTAGAAATGTCGAATAACGTATTCTCCGAGCCTACTTTATCTCCTATTACCACGTAGTCTCGATAAGATAAATTGCTGTCGTAGGCCTGCCTCTCGGATACCTCGTATACTCTCTTGGCCGTATTTATTCCTATAAACTCCGAATATCTGTTGAAGTCCTGCGAAAGCCCCAGCGTTATCTTTGTGGATTCGGGCTGTATTTCAACATCCACCGTGCTAATGTAATAATCGTCGTCAAATAGATCCCCGACCTTAGGAATCCTGGCCAAACCGGCAAACACAAAAGTATAGGTTTTCTCTACGTTGCCCATACGCGCTATAGCGCCCTTCATTCTCTCCCCGTAATAGCTTGCTTCTACCACATTTTGCGCCTGATTATACGCAAGCGTTCTGGGCGCTGTCAATTCGCCTATATACGCTTTGGACTGCTGTACCCTTGCGCTGAATATAGGCGTGTACGTTACCCTAAAAGCAAGAAGCGGATATCCTCCCTCCGTATATCCGTCCTCCCCATTTTCTTTCCCCTCATCTATCGTAAGACTG